TAAAGCTTCAACAATTAATATTTGAATGGCTGCTCTGGTTTTACCAGAACGGGAGGAACCTCGCAGGAAAATATATCTTTTTTCCTCCAGGATTTTGTCTCTTATTTTTTCAAATAATTCGTTGGCTTGCAGCTTCATTATAATTTCCTGGTGGATAAATCCTGCCGAGGTTTGAAAACGTTTTTATAAAGCGTGTCTGTTGCTTTGTGTAATTCGTACATCAATTCTATATCACTGCTAAATTGTTTTTTTACAAACAAGGTAAATTCGAATAAGCAAAAGAATTTTTCTGTTTTGGATTTAGTATCTGCTGGTACATCAGATACGGAAATCATTTTGTCTTTATAGAACCAATCCCCCACTTCTAAAGCAAGTGCTTGACGGCATTCTCTCAGTAACTTTTTGGCTTTAAGATTACCATCAACATCTTCCTGTTTATCTACCCAGAATTTCGTTACCAGTTGAATTGACCTTAAAGGTTTTTTGCAGACCGTGCTTGCCTCAAATCTTACGTTTTTGTAAGTTTGTTTTAATTCAAAATTTTTGCCAATAGGTTTTGCTTTTTGGTGAATCATTATTCAGTTCCCTTCTTAATTATTTCAATTTGAATGGGGTTGTTGTCGTTGATTTTGTCCCCCTGAGTTGTGATGTCAATTTGTTTTTCGTCCTGCCAATTCGCTTTAAATTTGTTCTTCATGATGATTGTCCACAATCTCTGATTGAACTTGTTGGATTGGCCTGTTGCAATTGCTTCGTGAGCTCTTTCATACCACCATTGCTCACATAATTTGGTATACTCTTTGAATGCTTCAGAATACTTTTTATCTCGCTTTAATAATGCGTAGTGTCCCTCCCAGGAAATACCAAGGGTAATTAAAAAATCTGTGATGTGCTTTCCGTTACGACCAGCATCAATCATGATATTGTACCATTCGGGTGTTAGGGTTTTTTCCAATCTAGGTCTTCCGCCCTTGTTTTTTTGTTCTTCGCTCATTTCTTAAAATTATTGATAGCATGTTTAATGTTTTCTACGGCATTATCCAACGTAGGTACGTATTTTGAATTTGGGTACAGAGCTGCGTATGTGTTAAACACATCCATTTTATCTAGGTCAGTGTAGTCAGCTATCTCTCGTTGAGAGATAACGTTTGTAAATACCTCTTTTGCTGCGCTGATGTGGTCAACTGATTGCAGGTTGTTAATAGTTTGTTTTTTGCCACTTTTACAATTACACATACGTTTTATTATTCAGTAAATCATTTATGGTTCTGTAATCAACTTCGTATTCATTTGCAAGCATTTTCATTGAATATATTCGGGGAATATATTTTTTTCTTATTTCTTGAACTTGTTGAATCGTAAGTTTTCTTTTTTTCAAAATGTTTTCTCCCCATAAACCTGTTTCACGCGCGTGTTTTAAGTTCTCTGCAGGAGTGACCCATTCTAAATTATTTACCCGATTATCATCTTTAATTCCATTGATATGATTGACCTGTGTTTTTTTTTCAGGATTGGGTATGCATTGAATTGCAATTATTCTATGAACATAAAATTGTTTGCTTTGATGATAAACAACTTTATATCCGGCTGAATGAGTGTGTTGTTGTTTTTCAACACCATCATACGTAATTTTACCGTTTGATTCTACTTTAAACATATCCCATGTTGATTGTTTTTTAATAAATATAACAATAAAAATACTGGAAACAACAAATAAAAAACCCCCACTCTTTGGTGGGGGCACTGTCGTCCGGAAAAAAACTGAAGACATGCATATATTTGTGGGAACAAAAATAAAACCGGTCCGACTCTATAAATATAACATCGTAATTTCACGAAGTATACTTTTTTTCCTTTAGCATTTTTTTTAGCGAATGATTTTCTTCCATCATGTCGTCGACTTTTCGTTGGAGTGCATCAACCTTTTCGTTAAGGGAGGTTATCTCACCCTTCAAATCCTGGATTATCGTTTGATAAATCTGAACTGACTTTTCCAAATTTTGGAGTGAAATTGATTCAACCTCTTTCTTCCCCCTCTGTTGACCAATGACGAATGTTAAGAATCCTGTTATCGCTGGAATGACAATGTTGATTATGTCCATAAATGTAGATTGTGTATCTGAAAATAAATATAATCTATTTTATTTATTCCGGAGAATAATTTTCCAGACAGCTCCAATTATATTTTGCTAGTAATGGTTCAATATCTAATTTGCGTTGGTCTACATTATTATATTTTGGTATGTGTTTATGAAATAACAAATGATAATCTACGAAGGTTAAATCTTTATCTTTGATTTGAGTGCGTTTATCTCCCTCTAGAGCGAATAACTCCTGTTGGAAATAGGAGTACTCCAAATCGTGAAAAATAATTGATTTACGGAAGAATTTTAGAATTACTGCTGCTCCTGTTTTTTCTATTTTAATCATTTTGTTGGAATTAAGTTTTGGTTTTTAAAATCATTGTATTCTTTGTGTGCTTTTTTAAATTGTTCATCCGTTGAAGTACGATAAAGAAATTTTTGTGCTTCGTCAAAATCTATTTTTTGAGATTTAGACCAGTAGGAAATAAAAGTCATATTTAACATTCCACGTTCTACTGGTTTTTGCACTAAACTTCTTGTTTTCATTTTTAACCAAGGTTCCTCCATAAGATAAGAAAGACTATTTTTCATGTATTGTACTTGACCTTTTGTATTCATTTCATGAATGTACTTTGTTGAATGTCTTATGACCTCCTGTTTTTCCTCTTGTGAAAACGTATCCCAAAGTTCTTTACCATCTTCTATGTCTCTCACCTTGGAGGGGGGGAAGTTCCCCAAGAACTTCCCATACCCCCCCAAGTGAGAGAAATCAGAATTAGTATTATGGTTAATTACTTCTTTAGAAGTAATTAACATTTCTATCTCTTTCTCTTTAAGGTTTTCTGGGTTAGGTTGGGTTAGAGTGGGTTTTGCTAAAACCATCTGGGTTTCTAAATAACCGAGTGGGTTTTCTGGGTTATGTTGGGTTTTATTTGGACGACCCCCTTTTTTCCCGTTTTCCCTGTTAATTTCACACTTACGATTATATTCCTCAACCATATCGTTCAAATCCTTTTCTAATAAGATTAACATACCTTCAACCTTTGTGTCATCACTTATTAGGTCTTGACCATTCTTCCAACGGCCAATAGCTTTCATTAACTTACCTACTTGCTCATCCGTCAGGCGATTTTCAAATGCATCAAACCACGAATTGTAGATGATAACATTTTTCAACCTGAAATTATTGTTATTTTTTTGTTCCATTTTTTAGTTGCCTTATTGTTTATCTAGATATTCGTTTATTATCGTTTCAACGAATGAATGCATCCAGTATTCGTTATCCTTACAATATTTTTTTATCCTTGCATGTGTTGGTTTGTCAATTTTTAGAGTGACCAACTGGTTATTAACACTTTTTTTTTCTTTTTTCATTTCTCCTTTTTTTGATAAATATACAACCCAAATAAAAAAAAACAAATTGATTTGAGTTTTTTTTGGGTTTTTTCCAATTATTGTAATATTTATTAGAATGGGAAGCAAAAGAATAGAACAATACCTAAAACGTAGAATGTTAACAGACAAGGGTTGGGTGTATTTCTGCACGTCATGTGGCGATTATAAACCTGAAGCTGAATTCTATCGCTCCAAGTCCACACCTTTTGGACTTACATACAAATGTCGTATCCATTACAAAAAATCAGATACACCATCAGACCCTGCAATGGATTACCTCAAACTAAATCCACTGAGCGATAAAGATTTTGAGGATACACAGCTTGTCCTAGAAAAATTGGGATATGCTTTCGGTCCAGACCAATTACCGGTGTGGAGACAATTTGAAATAAAACACAACTTAAAATAAAAAAATGGTAGGAGCATCAAAACTAAACAAACACGACGCAGCCAAAATCAGAAAATTGATTGCGGAAGGAAATAACGACTGTAAAATTTCTAGAGAATTTATAGCAGAAAGCGGACATAGTGTTTCAAGGGAACACATTCGTTCGATACGAATAGGTGAACGCTGGAATGCGGATATGCATTCATTCGTTATGAAAGAAGACCTGAGCGATTTACCCCTCCTTTCAACAGACATGCAAGGAATGGTTTTCGTAACTCAACTGGGATGGTTAAAAACAAAGAAGCTTGAGAAATGGTTTTACTTGACGCTAATCAACGATGAGGAGGTCAATGGTCCCAGTACATACCTTATGGATAGAAAGCCCCTTAAACACGAGATTTTACATTTTCACAACTCTTTTGTGGAAATGTATTTATTGGAATGAAACGAGTTAAAAATTTAATCCTCGAAGATGGTGTAGAAAAATGCTATTGTCATTATTGTGAAATTTACCATAACTGCACAGAACATTTTCGGACCACTAAGAACAAGCATGGCTATTCCACCCGCTGCAAAGACACCTCAAAAAATTATTATACACAACCTGCCGAATTTACCAGACAGCAAATTGTTGAAAGAGAGTGTAATATAATTTTGCAAAAGCTAGGTTATGATTTAAATTCTACTATTCCAGTTCACGAACAATTTTTAATTAAACACGACCTATGAAGGAGTACCAAAAAGATTACAATTACGTCAAAATGCAAATTGACCAATCCATTATCATACAGCAAATTAATGCAGCAAAACAAGTTTTAAGGCACTTTGAAGACAAATGGATGACGAGGTTGAGCGTTACTGACCCCTCATTCAACAAGGACCGCAAAACTCTTCATGACCTTTACGAGAAAAAATTTACGGCAGTATCGAAATCCTATTTGCCGTAACAATTTTAATTTCGTATCTTTGTATAAACAAGAAAACTAATTATGGGAACAAAACATCTGGGCATTGAAATGCTATCGGAACAGGAACATCGGGACCTGTTGAATTATCTTTACCTAATCCAAAACGACTGAGACATGGCTAGAACGCAACAAGACCAAATTATCGCGCAATCTCAATTAAAATTGACCCTCGAATACTTTAGCGCATGCGGACATTGTCCCAGCCTGGCTGACCTCATCAAAATCTCCACAATGCTGGAAAAATACGTTAAGGAGGGTTATTCATCTACCTTGGCAGAATCCTTTGATAAAATTGACGAATACATCAATTCAAATTATAAGGGGTAATAATGAAACAATTTAGAGATACACCCTACTTTGTCACAGAACATGGTGATGTTTATAGGGGGGGTGAAAAAAAGAAGTTGTATAAATCCAATAAGGGTTATAATATTGTTGACTTTTGTGTTAATGGTATAAGGACAAAACATAATCTTCACAGGGTAGTTGCAGAACTTTATGTTGAAAACCATGAGCAAAAATGTTGTGTAAACCATATTGATGGTGATAAACTCAACAATCATTTTTTAAATCTTGAATGGGTTTCAATGAAAGAAAACTCACAACACAGTGTTCAAGTACTAAAAAAAGAAGTTGCTGAAAATCATTCTAGAGCCAGAATACCAAACTCTGTTGTTGCAGAAATTAAAACTGGTATTTTAACTGAAAAAAATTTTCCTGATATTGCAATCAAATACAATGTTAGGGTTCAACATTTACGACACATTAAAAATGGTCACAAACGCAAATACGGATAATTTTATTCTCCTGAACCCTTCCCCCCAAACCACCACGGAATTCCGCACCCAACAATGTCAGAACCGTATCCTGAATTACCCCAACTACCATAAATGTATTGGCGAGAAGGGAGCGTAATAGGAGCTTTGAAAGCGCCGCTGAATTCCGGTACGAGCTGGCCAAGGTTTTCAATGATTGCGTATTCGGGATATTTTGCATTGTTAAAAACCAGATGCCTGCGCATCAAATTATCCAGGAACTCAGCTCTATCTTTTGCTTGACCTTTTAGGTATTGAAATTCCTTAATGCCGATTGGATTTGATTGCTCGGAACGGAACTGCTGCAGACCTACATTTACAATCTTAACGAACATATTGTCCAAGATGAGGTAGTAAGAAAACGCTATAAGAGCTGGCACAATGTAGTTATTCAACAACTCCTTGTAATTTACGTTTCCTGGTAAATCAATCTCATTATCACGAACCAACCTAAGGATTTTCTCGTAT